TAGTTGATACATAAGTAGAAAATACTCGTGTAGTCACTCTTCAACCTCCTTAAAAAAGAATATCATGGGCAAAGTATAACAATAAAAGAGAGGACATGGAAACCCACGCCCCCTCCATTTATTGGTTATGTCAACCTTAGCTGGAACCAGCAGAGCCATAGACGCCCCGCCAATCCGAAAAGCCAAAGCTGTACCGCTCACGAGCCTTGAACCGCAAGTTGCCTGTATCAAAATCAGGCTCCATCTTGGTTGCAAGAGGTGAACGAACAAACATCTTTGTGCCATTGGGAACATCAGTCAAAATCCAGTAGGCATTAGTATCGGTAAAGCGCCGATTCACATAATACCCCTTGGGAATTAGACCCATGTTATTCAAAGCATTGATGTCATTGTTGTCACCGCCCGTTTGCCCCGGAGAATTTAGAATCCTCTCAGCGGTAAACTGGTTAGTAGGATCAATATGCAGAGATACTGCACCCGCACCAATCAAGATTCCGCGATCATCCTTGGCCTTTTGGACCTGAATGAGAGCAGTCTCTAGGTTGGTTTCCGATAAGTCGGCTGCGGCCAGGAGATTATCCTGATCACCATCCGATATGGTTGGATGCGAATCACTACACATGGCAGCACCATCGCCGCCAGGGAAGCTAGTGTCAAAGGCGTTATTGAAGATGTTGGCACCCTTGGTTTGCTTAGTATTAGCCATCGCACGGGCCAAAGACCTGGTGCGAATCTTAGCAAAGGTGTCATAAAGATTATCTTCAAAAGCCTCTTCAGTTATGGCATAAGCCAAAGCAACCGTCTCGTGCGTATAACGAGCAGTGTAGTTCTCCTTAGCTGTGTCATACTGAACTGCCGCACCTTCACTCTTGGTGGGAGCAGTAGCAAAACCAGCCATGAGAACTTCTTCCTCAAAGGCACGATCTGAATTTTCAGTCTCAAACAAGATTTCGGTTTCATTATCTACCGAACCATACTCAAGACCAAAGATTGCATTTAAGCCAGGGAGTAGTTGTTTCGCAATATCTGCGCGATTAATAGCCATGATTCACTCTCCCTATGCCACACATACAATAGCGCGATTATCGATATGCTGGACAATTCGCACTTCCAACTCAGGAAACGCCCGATCAGCAGCAGACTCATTGTCTGGTGAATTCCAGTACCTGATGGGACGAACTTCTGCCGTGGCAGAGGTAAGCGAAGATGCTTTCACACCAAAGCCGCTTTGACCCGTCTCATCGGAACCAGTGCCGAGAGTTACATTAAAGTTGAAAGAGTTCATTGAGCCAGCCGTTACCGAAGCATCGGCTTGTACGATGAATGTTGAACGAGAATCGTCGTCTACGAAAGCAAAAACCTTACTATCATCGCTGCTCACGCCAGATGGATAATACTTAGACCATACTGGTTGCTTTGATGTAGGATCGACGTAGCGACAACCCATAAAAACGCCTACCGCAAAATCAGTTATAGCTGCTATTGGGCAGATAGTACCGGCGGTTACCTTTACGAGATCGCCTTGGTAGATGGAGCCACTCCGAGCATTAGCAATGGGATATTCATTAAATCCCGTCGAATTAGCACCAGCACCACGAACTCGTGAAGGATGAAAGCCGGATAGCTTCTTTGAGCTAGACATACTGTCACCTCCAAAATGTTAGAAGACTACGAATCGAACTGTGGTCTTCCTGTGGTTATCCGAGAGCGTGATTGATTCGTAATAGGCAGTCGAGAATCGCTGCTTGCCATCAATTGATGGTTCACAGCATCTTCCTGCTCTTGCGTCCTCGCCTTAAAGTATTGCTTACGAGCTTCAACCTTTTCGGCTGAACACTGCATTAGAACCAAATCACCTCTTACAATACAATCAGAAAAACGATCATCTGGTAGTGCTGTTACGGCGGCAGTTGCAAGCTCTTGGCATTCCTCAGATTTAACTGTGGACCATCCGAACTCCTCTTTCTTACGCAGGTTCATCCAATCACTTTGACCTTTGATCATGTGACGAACCCACATAAGGGCTTTACCCTCGTCAAGAAATCTCTCCTTGACTTCAGTGGGAATTTTAAGAGGATTATAATCATCCTCATATAGCGGTCGCTCTTGCTCTTGCCGTGTTCTTCCTGTCATCGTTTCCTCCACGCTATCCAATTACCGTATATTCATCACCGCTGGACATCTTGGCTTTTTCAGCAGCGTAGTTCTCAAGAGATATACCAAGTTTCTTGGCTGTTGCAACCTCGCTTTGAGATAGCTTAACCTTCTTCCCAGTGGCAGGGGTGCGTGATTGTCCTGCGACCACTTGAGCGACTTGTGACGATGCCGAATCGAATTTATGGGGAAACTCTTTGCGAATACGCTTGTTCACTTCCCCGTAATATTTATCAGGCGACTCTACAGGATCAATACCATCTTCTCGTATCTCACCATCAATAGCATATGCCGCCGCCGTCATAACCTTGTCTGCACCAAACCACTTGTTTTCTTCGGCCCATTCTTCGGCTCGTGGGTCTGGCTGTTGCACCTTTTGCTTGGGTGCCTGTTGTTGAGGCGCACTAGCTTCCTGTTCTATGAAGGCTTTGCGCACCTTTAACAATTTTAAATCAGTGGAAGCATCATTCATCGCTTCCTGGGCATCAATTATAGCGCCCTTATCTCCCGCTTCAAAGGCGTCAGAGAAACTTTTCTTGGCTAGTTTTACCTTATCACCAAGAAGTTGCTCATCTGAATTTAAGTTGGCTGTTTCAGCAGTCTTGCTGTAATGCATTAGATTGCCGACTTGGTTACGCAAAGCATCTGCTTCTGACGCCATTGCGCTTGCAGCTTCACGAGCTTCATTACGTTGTCGAACAAGTTGTCTAATACGTTTTTGAGCACCAGAGTCCTCTTTCTTGGGGGCTTCTGGCTCAACCTCAAAATTTTCTTCAGTAGTTTCTGCCTCTACTGTAATGTCGTCAGTCATTTATTTCTCCGTAGGTTGCGATTCCAAACGATTACGCTAAAATCAACTTACATCAACCATTGATATTATCCAAACTATTAAAATACAAGGACTTTTATGCGGGCTCCACGGGCCAAGTTATATCAGTGGGATCAGCGGTGTTGGCTGGTAAATCTCGCAAGGCTTGGCGATAATCAGACCACTTGTTCTGCACTACGTCATTCATGCTCGCCCACTGATCAGGATTAACATGGTTGTCACTTTTTACGAGAAGGTTGTCGCGTTCCCCTCTAAGTATTTTCATGTGTTTCTCGCGGACTTCAGCATCGAAGGATACTTGATTAAACGTCACTGTTTTTGCGGTGGGATCGGCAGTCCAATGCGGAGGATTTTGGAAACACCTCTCGCCGTTCACGGAGGTTGCGTCAACATCAATGTAGAAAGCATCTATCAACTTCATCGCATGAAGTTCAGCAATTCGAGTCTGTGCCTCAACCTCAGTGTCGAAAGGACCGTCGTATTTGATAACCGTCCCTTGTGCATCTATCTTGTTAATTGTCATAAACATTAGAAATTCCTATGTATGTTTAATTCCAAAGACGGTTAGACGGACTGTTATGTTGCCGCTGTTCATAAGAAGTTGAACCCTGTCAACAGTTATCACTGCCTTCCTACTACCAGCGAGGAGGGCTTGCTCAGTCTCTGCACCTTCCGCGATCATAGCGCCAGTTCCCCACACCAACGGCAACATGCTTGCTACACCAGTTAGATAATAAACTCCTGAGAAGGATTCGGTAGCTGCGGCACCCTGACCATTTGATACGGTTATATGATTTGCACCGGTCTCGTTAGTCCCTGCATAATTGGAATCAGAACTGTTAGATTTGGTGAGCTTGTGTGCGTAATCTGTAGACCCTGAGTCGATCCCACCAGAGTCTCCTAATCTAAGGCCGAGGTCCATACCATCAGTCTCTGCAATCGCTCCAGCTATAACAATAGCAAATGTGTCATAAACGGTGGTATCTAACCCTGTGACTGTTGCACTAGCGGCGTCAGAGACATCATCCGTACCAATCAACGTCCAAGCACCACCTCCAGCAGCAGCTTGAAATGTGGGTGCAGCCCCAGCACCATTACTGGTTAGAATATGAGTGGCAGTTCCAACAGCTACCGCCGCTGGGTCACCACTGGCGTCCCATGTTATC